GATATGTTTCCCCCCAAACAAGAGGTAGCAAATGAAGAATGATTCTGGTATCAACCCAGTAGGTTGGCGGATTCTAGTTAAACCAAAAGAGATCAAGGAGACATCCAAAGGCGGGATTATCCTGACCACGGAAGCAACTAAGGAACGAGAGCAGATGGCTAACACCACTGGCGAAGTTGTCGCTATGGGTGATGAAGTCTTCAAATCGAAAGAATTCTCTAAGCCTTGGTGCAAAGTGGGAGACAAAGTTATCTTTGCCAAGTACGCTGGTTTGATGTATCTGGGCAAGGACGGCTTGCACTATCGTCTTATTAACGACACAGATATCACAGGTACTTTGGACTCCGATGTAGATTTAGTTGATCCGCATCTTGCCAAACACTAAAAAGTGTGGTAGTTTCGCAACATAGCCAAGGAGATAGATATGACGGAAGAAGTAGTTCAGGAAAATATTGCGCCAGAGATTCTTAAAGAAGCTGAGTCCCAAGGTTGGGTTCCCAAAGAAAAGTTCAGGGGGAACGAAACTGATTGGGTAGATGCCGATGTGTTTGTTAAGCGTGGTCGTGAGATTCTTCCCATTCTTCGTAAGAACAATGAGAACCTCATGCGAGAACTTAACCACACTAAGGAGCAATTGAAGGAGTTCCGTGAAGCTGCGGAAGAATTCAAGAAGTTCCAGAAAGACTCTTACGAGCGTAAAGTGGCTGAATACGAGGGTAGGCTTGCAGAAATCAAAGCCTCTCGCGCCCAGGCCATCAACGACGGTGATGGGCAAAAGGTCAATGCTCTTGATGAAGCGTTGGATACTGTTAAGGAAGAAATCAAGGAAGCGAAGCAAGCTGTCAAAGAGGCAGCAAAGCCAGTGTCAGATCCTGTTCCTAGTAGCATTGATCCGGCATTGCAAGTCTGGTTGGATAAGAACAAGTGGTTTGGCAATGATCGCAGGTTGACTGCCATTGCCAACGGGGTGGGTGAAAGCCTTCGGCTTGAACAGCCAACCCTGAAAGGCCAGGAATTCTTGGATAGGCTGGATGAGATCCTTAAAGAAGAAATGCCAGATAAGTTTGGTGGTGAGACCAAGAAGAAAGTAAGCGGAAGTCCAGTTGAGTCTGGAGCCGGTAGGGCTAGTAGGTCAGGAGGAAACTCTCGATCCTATGACAACCTACCACCCGAAGCTAAGGCTGCTTGTGATCGGTTTGTCAAGCAAAAGCTGATGACCAAAGAGCAGTATGTAGCCGAGTACGATTGGGAATAATCACCACTTAAAGGAGATAAGAAATGCCACGAGTCGCTAGAGAAATTAAGTCCATTGCGCCAGAACTGCCTACCGAGGTTCACGAAGAAGCAACTGTTACAAGTGAAGCCCCTGTTCGTAGGCGTCGTAATGTATTCAACGGTACGCAACTTAAGCTGACGGTTCAGAATCAAATCCCTGGTTACCATCTGCACGTATTTACGGATACTGGCAATCGAATCCAGGAAGCACTGGACAACGGCTATGAGTTTGTATCAGCCAAAGAGATCGGCGGCGTTGGAGAAAATGTAGTGAGCCACAATGGAGATCTTGGAGATAGGGTCAGGTTCCTTGTTAATCCCCGTGCATCGGGAAGTGAACAGTATGGTTACCTGATGAAACAAAGAGAAGAATGGTGGCTTGAAGATCAAAATGCTCTTCACGCTAAAAACGAAAAGATTGATACTGCTATTCGTGGTGGCAAGATTACTGGCACTGACAGTAACTTCTATGTACCCAGAGGTGGTATTACAATGAAAACATAAAACTCATTGAAGGAGTTATAAATGGCCCTACTTAACAAACCCAACGGTTTCTCGCCTGTTGGTAGTATTCTGGGGATTCCTTGGAACCAACAAGGGCGTCTATACGCCATTGCTACCGATGCTTCCAACACCTACGCCGTTGGTGACGTAGTAATGTCGGCAGCTTCGAGCGATGCCAATGGTGTGCCTCTGGTGAAGAAGTGGGGTGGTGCTACCACTACCTCTGCCCTTCCTCTTGGCATCATTGTTGGTATCCAAGTTTCCGATCCTGGTGTTTCCCTGGTTGGCACTACTCTGGCTCTCGAAAAGACTTATCTGTCTTTGTCTTCGGGTACTCGCTATGTGCGAGTCGTTGATGATCCGTTCATCATCTTTGAAGCTCAGTTCGACGTTACTGGCGCAGCCCAGGCTGATCTGCACAAGAATGCGGCGGTCACTATCACGGCTGACCAGACTTCGACTCTCTCGCCCTCGTCGCCCTTCTCCAGCATGGTTCTTACGAGTCCTGCTGTTACGGCAACGCTGCCTGTTCGACTGCTTGGTGCTGTTCAACGAGCAGATAATCCTCTGAATGGTTCTAGTGCAACTCCGTATCTACGGGTGCTCTGCAAGTGGAACTACCACGAATTTGGTGTGACCTCTGGTGCCTCTGGTTCCGTGGTTAGCTACCTCGCACCGTAATAAGAAGGAGAATAAATTATGGCTGGCGTTATTACCACTGGTTCCCACCCTAAAGCACTATGGCCCGGTATCAAGGCTTGGTGGGGTCAAACCTACAACGAACACCCGGAAGAATATACGGATCTGTTCGACAAGGACACTTCTACTCAGAACTATGAGGAAGACGTTCAACTCTCTGGTTTCGGTCTAGTCCCGATCAAAGCCCAGGGTGCCGGGGTCAACTATGACTCCGAGATCCAAGGCTTTGTGACCCGTTATACGCACGTTGCGTATGCGATGGGCTACATTGTTACCAAGGAAGAAATTGACGACAACCTCTATGAGCAAGTGTCCAAGAAGAGGGCTGCTGCCCTTGCCATGTCCTTCCGTCAAACGAAGGAAAACGTGGCTGCGAACGTGTATAACCGCGCGTTCAATGCAACGTATCTTGGCGGTGATGGTGTGTCTCTTTGCTCGACGGCTCACCCGAATACGGCTGGCTCTACCTGGGCGAACAAGCCTACGGTTGACGTTGACCTGTCGGAAGCTGCTCTTGAAGATGCTTGCATCGCTATCATGGGCTTGCAGAATGACCGTGGCCTGCTGGTTGCGATTCAACCGAATACGCTCCACATCCCGCGTCAAGAAGTGTTCAATGCTTCCCGCATCCTGAACTCTTCGTACCAAACTGGGAATGCCAACAATGACATCAACGTCATCAAGTCGGGTAAGTACATTCCTGGTGGGTTTAAGGTGAACCACTACTTCACCTCGCCCCATGCTTGGTTCCTTCGGAATACCATTCCGGGTGGTACGGGCATGAAGTATTACGAGCGTCATGCTGTCACATTCGACATGGATAACGACTTCGATACGATGAACGCCAAGGCCAAGGGCTATGAGCGTTATTCGTTCGGCTGGTCTGATCCCCGTGCGGTGTGGGGAGTTAATGGGCCCTGAGTAATACGTTCCTAGTAACTCCCTCCCCTTCGGGGGAGGGGTTGCTTCAACAGAGGAGACTTGAATGAGCTATGAATTGTCCAAGATCAAGGGCAAGCGTCCAACGCCCCCGAAGGTCCCAAGCGGGTTTAGGCCCACTAAGCCCATGAAGGGAATGAAAGCTCCTCGCGGTAAGTGAGGCTCTTACAGATCCTATGACGCTCGAAAGAGCGTTGTTCATTAACAACGTCATTAAGGACTTATAAAATGGTTGCTCCTACCCGATTTCCCGCTGGTGTTTCTACCCAGAGTTCCCAACAAACTCTTGGGATGTTCCCCTTTCCAGACCCCACTGATGCAGCAATGGATTTTGAAGAATTCTTTCAATATGTTGCTGGTGACTGGACTGTAACCAATACTACTTCGCACCAGACTATTGGTCTGGTTGCTGGGGCTTACGGAATTATTTCTACTGTTGGTGGTGGTTCTAGTGTTACTGCTGATATTGGAGCTATTCAAACTAACCCGCTAAATTTTAATCTTCCAAACAATCCAAATGGCTCAAGTCTTAATCCATCTCAACAAGCTTGGTTTTACACTGCTGTAAAAGCCACTACTGCTCTTAATGATTTGCTGGTTGTTGGTGTTTCTAGTTCTAATGCTACTGCTGCTCCTACTGATGGTATTTACTTCCAAAAGGCTGCGGCATCTGCTGCCATTACTTTTGTTGTTCGTAAATCAAGTTCTTCCCTCGCTGCAACTGCCTACTCAACGGGTAGTACTACTGTGGCTACTTTGGCTGATGCCACTTGGATTCGACTTGGTTGGTACTACGATGGCAACGGCTACATCAAAGTCTTTGTGAATGATGCTATGGTTTGCCTTGTTGACGTTGGTGGTTCTACGGGTACAGCAGTTGCTACTTTCCCCAAAGCCACAGCTCTTGGTATGGGATTTGCTTGTAAAGCTGCTGCAACGGCTCCCACAACGGCAGACCTTGTTTGCGACTTTATGATGACAGCCCAGAGTCCTCGTCCTTACTAAGATAGGATTCTAAATTGCACCGTGTCCTAGCACATGAAGAAACGGGGGACAGTATTACTAGCACCATCGTTAGCGATGGAGTTAAGAATACTGTCTACCTAGTCTCTGGTACTATCAAGAGTGAAGATGATTCTGTCTTCGATCTTATTGATACAACTAGACTAGAAGGTAAACCAAGGGGCCTACGAATTGATGGTCTCATGTTTACTGTTGAATCTGGACTCAAGTTGTTTTTGAAGTATCGAGATCAACCCTATATCATTCCCCTAGAGGGAAGAACCAAGCTGGACTTGGGATGGGTTGGTGGTATCCAGGGACATGAAATTGACATGATCTGTCAAGGCACGGGATCATTCTTCCTTGTAATTGATATAAGCAAAATGGGAGCCTAATATGGCAGACGTAAGAATTCGATCAGGTGAT